GGACAGCGCGATCCTGTTCAAGAACTTTCCCGGCGTTCTCGCCGTGCTCACGAACGCGCTCAACCGCGACACCTACGGAAACTTCTCCATTTTTAACAATCTGCTGAACATCATGGTTAGCAGTAGCGAGGGTCAGTAACTTCTCAACCGTAGGGACCGACTTGTGAACAAGCTTCGCTATTTCCTGAGTGGTCAGGTTGAAAGTTGTAGCCAGTTCCTTAATTACCTGCGCCTGTTCCAGCGGAGTTAGGGGCAACTGGTTATTACTGGTCATGACACGAGCCAGGCGCTCAACATCATTACCAACGAATGGCATGATGTGAATGCGATCAACCGGTTTCCCCGCATCACGGCAGCGCTCATAGCAGCGGCGACGACGGTGACCTTCAACAACCCAAACACCGCCTTCGTCGCGTGGGGTAACTTCCAGTGGGGGAACGGTACCGCCATTCATGAGGTAGTTGAAAAGATCGTCATCAGCCTGGCGAGTACGCTCGTCATCGTCGCGTTTGTTAAAGCCCTCTTTGACGAAGATGTTATCCAGGCTGATAAACATCCCTGTATCGGTGCGTTTAATCACACCGCCCTTAGTGGTCATCTTTTTGAATGAGTTAGCAGCCATTGCTGGTGGCCTCCACACCTGTGTTTACCTCGCGAAGCTGGCGGGCGAACTCGCATAATTCCTTCACCTCTGCGCTCATTGACGCAGCGATAGATCCAACGGCATGAGTATCTGGATGAAGTGACATCATTTCGTTGTTTTTGCGTTGAGCAAACATCTCCACCCCTTCTGCTCGCAGGGAGTTTATTGCTGCGGATGTGGCTGGGATATCAATCGCAGCAACTGCTGACTCTCGATGTTCACGAGACAGCGTTGCCTCACCCGGCTTTAAAATCTCGCTCAGAACTGATTTAAGGGCTGAATTATCTGCCGCTAGTTTACCTTTTTGCGCCAGTGCCTCACTTAACGCCACGCTGGTAACGTCCAGACGGTTAGCCAGTTCGGTCATAATGTCGGCTGACGCCGCCGGGAGATATTTTGCCGCTGTGCGTGCGGCGATCAGCAACTGCTCTTTAGTCATTCTCATCGTTAGTTCTCCATATATGTGCACGCTGCACCGCGCTGTTTTTTGGTTGTAGGAAACCCTCGCCAGTGGCGATTAAATAAATTGGGTTTGATTGAAAATGGCGGCTGCAACCGCCGTTAGTTCTCCACACAACACAAAAGAGCACCTGCGGTGAGTGCCGCCCGTAGCGATTGGGTTATGAGCCGTCGCTGCGGTGATGCTCTTGTGTGTTGCGTAAAAAGGAGGGCGGTACACCGGACACAGCGGGAAAACAGTGTTACCGCCCCAAAGACTACCCAGCTTTATTTTCTGCCTGTCTTTTAACCACATCAGGCTCGGTGGTATCTTGGAGTTCTCACACAGCCAAGAGGGAATTTTTATGTCTGTAATTAACGAGGAATATTTCCAAGTAATACAAAACAAAATTGCTGCGCATCATGGAGTACAGATGCAGGGCTATATCGAATCTCCTTACTACCAAGTGCAAAATAGAGCCGTTTTAATATTCTCTTTAGAAGTCGTCCTTGAGGCTCATCGAGCCAAATACGGAACTCTCACCAGCCCGCTTAAGGGAAAATTAGCTCTTGAACATCTTCTCCTTCTCAAATACAAATGGCCGCTATCTGAAATTCGTTCTTTGTCTCTCCAGGACGCGCTCTTTGCATTACAAGAGGAATTGGTGTTAGAAAATCTCCCAGAAAAAGCCCAGGAGGTGATCAAGATGTTTAATGCCCATCGAGCTCGCACTACTTTCGATCAGATTGTTGATGAAGAGTGGGATCCGGAACTTTACTTAACCATTCCAAAGCAGCAGAGATGGTAAGCTCAGAAATACGCTGATCTAAATCTTTAAGCGCTTGCTGTAATTCAGCCTTTTCGGCGAGCGCTCCCTGGAGTTGACGCCCCGCACTAACCTTGGCCGCCATCCACCGATGAATTTCTTCATTGGTCAAACCGTCAGCAAAAATCTTTGGTTCTTTAATTTCCATAAATCCCCCTGATCGTTGTGTTGCGAATCATCCCCATCTTCATACGCCTGGGGCGGCTACTTCGTGGGCATCCTGCCTGTTCGCTGTTGATGAACTCAAGATAAACATAAATTGCGAGTAACGCAACTTAAATTTGCATATCTCGCAATAAGAGGTGCAAAAAAAAGGCCACTCACAGTGACCTTTTTTTAGTTTTGTTTCAGGCGTGTCGTTTGAAATTCTGCGATTGGCTTATCAAAACCTTGCCATAAACGTAAAAGCGATGCTCGTTTTCTTTGTTGATTGCCCATTCTCTGTATTTAGGGTTGTCAGATATAACCAGGAGTTGATCAGGAATCATTTGAAGTCTTTTAACGTATATATTCCCATCAAAACCAAAGACATAAATACCATCGCCATCGAATTCATGAACGTGAACATCAACAAAGATCAAGTCTCCTGGCTCAATTGTTGAAGCCATGCTGTCACCACGAACATTAATAACTTTCACACCATCTGATGTTCTGCCACCAAACAGAGACGAAGCCTTATCATTTCCATATTCAATTGCGTGAATAACATCAATTACATCGCTACCCTGCAAAAGGCCTGAACCTGCGCTTGCGCTCACATCAAGTACCTCGACTCTGAACACGTCCTTTCCCTCTACAGTAATCAAATCATTACCACTGTTTTTATATACAGTATTCTGATTTTCATCCGACGTAAAGAGGTCAGAAACACTAATGTTCAAGGCTTGAGCTAAGCGCATAAGTGTTTGTTCACTAAATTGCTTTTGTTTTCCCGTTTCTAGTCTGGAGATATTGGCAGCATCTACTCCGACTGCGTCAGCCAACTCAGCAATTGTCATTTTCTTCGCATTGCGAAGATTTCTAACGCGGTTTCCTATTTTCATGCGCCTATTACATGTTGATCTTGCGCGTCATGCAAAGCGACTTGCGCATTATGTTAACTTGCAATAACATGCGTAATACGCAAATTAAGGGGGTTTTATGCAATCACCATTACGAAAGTTGCGTAAGTCGCACGGTTTCACTCTTTCACATGTTGCTTTTGGAGTTCAGATAGACCCCGCAACTCTGAGCCGCATTGAACGATGTGAGCAAGTTCCTTCTGTGGAGCTGGCCGAAAGACTTGCTAACTATTACCACGGCGAAATTAGCGAACTTCATATTCTTTATCCAAGTCGTTATCAAACGGCTGAAAACGATTCAGATAACGATGTTTACCTTAGCGCCAAACATAAGCCGCAGTAACTACCAAAGGAAAAACAAGATGGTAGAGCAAAAACGCAGTTTAAAAGACGTAGTCAGGGCGATGTGTAAGGCGATGCATGGCGGTCGTGAAGCAATGGCTGGTGCACTGGGCATGACTCTGACCCAGTTCAACAACAACCTCTACGAGAAGAACGGCTGCCGTTTCTTCGAAGTCAGCGAGCTGGAAGCGATGGAAGACATCAGCAACACGTCTCTCCTGGCGGATTACTTCGCCAAACGTCGTGGCGCATTGCTGGTGGATATTCCCCAGTTTGCAGACCTGGATCGCGTTGACCTGTTTACCCGAGCAATGCGCACATCTGCAGCTCGTGGGCATGTAGATCAGATTATCGAAAAGGCTTTAGAGGACGGGGTAATTGAGCAGCATGAAGCTGATGAAATTCACGAATATCACCGCCGCCACATGGCCGCGCGTGAGGAAGAGATTGCCGCGATTATCGCGTTATTTGGCCGCAAAAAGAAGTGACGCCCGCGAGTGTGCAGCTCCGGGCGTCGTGGCGTGTCGTAATCAGTGGAGAACTAACGCATGAACAGTTTAAACCGATTCAGGCCAGCTAAGCAATTTCATTGCCTGCCGCTGGTGGGGCGTAACGCTCCGTTCGGCTATGAGGAAATAGTACGTGGTGCTGATGGTGTCCACAACTACCAGCCTACTGGCGCATTGGTAGGGGCGTTTACTGAGATGAACGAGAAGGGGCGTGAAGCGTGGAAGAAATTGACCGTCGCTACCGCGATCACCGTGGCATCGAAGTTCACGTTACAGGTTGGGACCGGGAAAAACGGCAGGTCATATTCCGGCGTTCTGGCTATCCGCACGAATGCATGCAGCCACTTGAGCAGTTCAGGAAGAAATTCACGAGGGTTGATTTAGCGCATGAGCCTCTTAATGCCATCCAGGCCAATAGTGATAAGCCCTGATCTTGCCTACAGCATTGGTCTCAATGAGGCTATCGCTTTGCAACAGGTGCACTACTGGCTGAAAGAAACCACATCTGGCGTAGATCATGACGGTGTACGCTGGATTTACAACACAGCGGAAGAATGGAACGAGCAGTTCCCTTTCTGGTCACCGTCGACACTCAAGCGCACTTTCACCAATCTGAAAAAGCTCGGCCTACTGCGAATTGAGCAACTGAATAAGGCTCAGCGCGACATGACGAACTTCTACACGATCAACTATGAAAGCGATCTTTTAGATGAAGTCAAAGTGGCTAGTTCCATGAAGTCAAAAAGAGCTAATCCATCAGTTCAAAATGACCAGATGGAACAGGTCAAAAAGAAACGTTCCATCAGTTCAGATCGACCCGATGTCATCAGGTCAAATTGGCACGATGATCCTACAGAGATTACAACAGAGAGTACTACAGAGATTACAGGTAAACCCTCTTGTCCGGTTGCTGCGCAACCCGACTCTGCAGTGGTGATCACCGACCTGGCTAAGCAGGTTCTTTCTCACCTGAACCAGCAGACAGGATCACGGTATCAGGTCAGTAAAACTTCGATGGAGCATATCCGTGCTCGTCTCGGAGAAGGGTTCAGCGCGGATGACCTGAAACTGGTCGTGGATTACGCGACGGCGAAATGGTCTCAGGATCTGCAGATGGCCGAATACCTGCGACCGACAACACTGTTTTTGCCGACGAAGTTTCCCGGCTACCTGCAGGGCGCAACGAAGTGGGCACAGGCTGGCCGTCCGGAACGGGTAAACGGTCGATGGGTTGCCGCCACAGGCCCGAGTGCAAGTTTCCAGAGCGTGGATTATTCACTGCCTGAAAATGCGGGGTTCCGCTCATGAGCCTGGTTGCTGAAATTCTGGAATATATCAAAACGTCCCCAGGCTCCAGTGCCGCTGATATCTGTGACGCGTTTCCCCAGCATCCGCGCCCAGCCGTTCAGCGTGCTGCATATCGTCTGTACGACGCCGGATACACAACACGCAGCGGAGAGAAGAACAAATTTCTATACACGTTCAATGAGTCCCGTATCGAATCAGACGTTAAGCCGTTGCAGGAGACACGCCACGCTAAAGCGCTAATCAAGCAGGCCGGGGAACTGGAACAAAAGGGGCTTTACCTGCGTGCCGCAACGGTATGGGCAGAAGCTTTTGATGCGTCACAGAGCATAACCGAGCGGGAGCAGTGTCTACGCCGTAAACGGAAGTGCCTGACCTGGGGCGGCAGAGCGAAAAGCTCCGAGCGGATTTATGAAACCTCTGGCCGATTTGTGGGGTAACGATGACTTATTCACTGATTTACGCTGATCCACCGTGGCAATACGGCAACAACGCCAGCAATGGCGCGGCAAAGGACCATTACGACACGATGAGCATGGCAGACCTGAAACGCCTGCCTGTGTGGGCACTGGCCGAAGAAAACGCGGTGTTGGCAATGTGGTACACCGGGACGCACAACCGTGAGGCTATCGAGCTGGCCGAAGCCTGGGGCTTTACCGTTCGGACGATGAAGGGATTCACCTGGGTAAAACTGAATGCGCTGGCAGAGCAGCACATCAACAAAGCGCTGGTGGCCGGAGAAGTTTATGACTTTTACGACTTCCTCGATCTGCTGAATAGTCAGACCCGGATGAATGGCGGCAATCACACCCGCGCCAACACGGAAGACTTGCTGATCGCCACACGTGGCAGGGGGCTTGAGCGTCTCGATGCTGGGGTTAAACAGGTTATCTACAGCCCATTGGGTGAGCATAGCGAGAAACCCGCCGAAGCGCGCCACCGCCTTGAACGGCTTTATGGCGACGTGCGGCGTATTGAGTTGTTCAGCCGCCGTTCTGTTCCAGGCTGGGACCACTGGGAGTTATGCCAGCAGTTCAACTGCTGCCGGGTACGGTGATGGGTATTGACTGGGCGAAAGGGGCAGAGGCATGAGGTTAATTCTTCCGTTTCCACCGAGCGTAAACACCTACTGGCGCGCTCCGAATAAAGGGCCGCTGAAAGGCAGGCACATGATCAGTGAAGCAGGTAGGCGTTTCCAGAGTGACGCTTGCGCCGCAATCATTGAGCAACTTCGCCGCTTACCAAAGCCATCGAGTTCTTTGTGCTCAGTGGAAATCCTGCTTTATCCGCCGGACAACCGCCGCCGGGACATCGACAACTACACCAAAGGGCTGTTTGACGCGTTGACTCATGCCGGGGTGTGGGAAGACGACAGCCAGGTGAAAAAGATGCTGGTGGAGTGGGGGCCGGTAGTACCGAAAGGGAAGGTTGAGATGACGATCACCCCCCTGGATAAGGTGGTGGATACTTGTACAGGTCAGCCTTGTGCAACCTGCCGATTGGCAGTAATGTCAAAAGGTGCAAGCGAAGCGGGTGTGCAGACCTGCTCGCCAACAAGTGGAGAAAAACTATGACTAACCAAGTTATGGGCACTGCTACGCCCAAAAGCAGCATGATGACTGTATCTGTGCAATCAGCCATCTCTGGAGTTCCGACGATCACCTACCGTAACTTTCGTGTAATCACTACTGAGTTGCTGGCCTCCGGGTACGGAACACTTCCAAACAACCTGCAAATGAATTTCAACAACAACCGTCGTCGCTTTGTCGAGGGTAAGCACTATTTTTTGTTGTCTGGTGAAGATCTGCGTGACTTTAAAAACCTACCCAATAACCTTGGGTTGGTTAGTAAACATACAAGTCAGCTTATTTTGTGGACTGAACGAGGAGCTTCCCGGCATGCAAAGATGCTGGAAACCGATCAAGCCTGGGATTTCTATGAAGCCCTCGAAGAAAACTATTTCCGATTAAAGGAAGACGAAGCCCCACGCTTACCTAACTTTTCCGATCCGGTTCAGGCAGCACGCGCATGGGCCGATGAGCGTGAAGCGCGGCAACTCACCGAGGCCATCAATCACCAACAAGCTGAATATATCGATCACCTTGAAAGCCTATTCACCGATGGTTTATCCCCTGTTCAGTTCTGTAAGCGTCTGAATGGCGTAAACACCTCAAAAGTAAACGCCTGGCTCCTGGGCGCTAACTGGCTTTATAACGACAACCCCGAAGGAAAAAACGCCCACTGGCGCGTCAGATCTTATGCGCGGGATAAGTACCTAACCGAAAAGACAAGCAAGGTCATGCCCAGTGAATCCGTGAGCTTCACGACGTATCAGCCAATATTGTTGCGTGAAGGCGCAATCTGGCTCTACAAGAAGTACCTGAAAGGGCACTTGCCAATGAAGCAATCTTGGAATGGCCAGTTCACGCATGACAAAGAGTTGTCAGGTGGCGGGGAATGAGAGCGCTCCTTAAGCCAGTGGTGATACCAGAGCTGGGGCTGGTGGCGTTTCGCCCTGGCTCTCAGCTACTGCCTCATTTTCACCGGGGCCGCATGCTCATCGAAAGCGAGCCTGATCGCCTGTCTGACTTGCCAAGCGGTGAAATCCCACCAGCAGATCAACCGCTGGCAGAAGACCCGGCATTACATTCGGTATTCGTTAACGAGGCCGTGTTACGTCGTGCTGGTGGCCTTTCAGGTCTGGAGGACTGGTTACTTCGCGAAAACTCCTGTCAGTGGCCGCATGAATCCTGGCACGCTGAAAATATGACTACCATGCGCCATTCACCCGGCGTGATTCGGTTGTGCTGGCACTGTGACAACCTGCTACGCGACCAGCAATCCAGCGCCGTGGAGTCTATCGCCCTGGCGAACTGCGCCGCTTACATCCTCACAGCGGTTCGCCGTGAACTGGGGTTCGATGACACCCATTCACTAACGCTGCCCGAGCTTTGCTGGTGGCTGGCACGCAATGGCCTGGCTGATGCAATACCGGAAAACGCAGCGCGTCAGGTTCTGCGTCTGCCAAAACCGGTCATTCAATCAGTAACCAGAGAGTCCGATCTTGTGCCAACCCGCGGACCCTCTGAGATTGTGCAGGAAACCGCAGCGCGCGTGCTGGCCCTCACAATAGACCCTGAAACACCAAATGCGCATATGCGCAAACCCAAAGAGTCGCGGTTGGTCCTACCCAAATACATTCAATGGGTAAAGACACAACCATGTATTGCATGCGGTAAACCGGCTGATGATGCACATCATCTTATAGGCCACGGACAAGGAGGGATGGGAACAAAAGCCCATGATTTATTAGTGATACCGCTGTGCAGAGCGGATCACCGTGAATTACATGCGGACCCAAAGAAGTGGGAAGAGAAACACGGTAGCCAGACCGATCTGGTTATCAAAACCGTACAAAAAGCAGCGGCTATTGGCGTAATCGCTTATGTGGAGAAATGAACATGTTAAACCCGTCTGAGGTTGGTAAAGCTGGCGAACATGCGCGCCTGCGCACACTGGAAAGCATCTGGATTCAGGGCAAATTAAACATGTGGGGCCGCTGGTCATACATCGGGGAGGGTAAAGCGGGGAATATGTTCAACCAGTTGCTGGCCTCTCATCACGTGACAAAGACAGCGATACAGGAAGCGTTACGGCGTATGAAAAAATCTGGCATCACTAAGCCAGAGCTTGAGGCGTTCTTTATGGAAATCCTCAACGGCAAAAACAAAAGCAGCCTGGCGTTCTGCTCGGATGAAGAAGCACTGGTGATTGACCGTGTGATCAGCACTGTATTGGCTGGCGAGTATGACGGTCTGCTAAAGGTACTTGTTCAGCGCTACCGATACCGCAAAAGCAAACGTAGCATGGCAGAAGAACTGCAGGAGAAATACCCGGAACTGACTTTCATGACCTGCCGTCGTCGCATTGACACCTGGCTAAGTTTGGCAGAATCGATGCTTTACGCGCCAATGTGTGACGCGTTCGATACAAATAGCAGCAGATTTTACTTGCAAAGTGAGCCAGTAAGTGTTTAACTTCGTGTATGCTTCGCAAAGCTGTATCGAAAGCGACCTCAAATAAAAGAAACCCGCGACCGAGCGGGTTTTTTATTGCCTAAAAAGACTCACCTCAGTGGGTCTTTTCTATTTCTGGCCTCGGGAACCACACACAACCTTCACTTTCTACGAAAGTGCCCGAAGGCCAGATATCTCCCACACAGCACCCCGACTTAATCGGAGGTGAATCTATGGCTAAGCGTATGCACGATAAAGAGGGTATTGCCGGGGTGACCTGGATTGTTCTGCTGATCATTGCGGGCTGGGGTGGCCTGGTGCGCTATCTGATCGACATCAGGCAAAACAAAGCAGCATGGAGCTGGGTAAACGCGTTGGCTCAAATGGTCGTCTCAGGTTTCACCGGTGTCATTGGTGGGTTAATCAGCATTGAAAGCGGCCTGAGTATTTACATGATTCTGGCTACAGCCGGGATAAGCGGCGCGATGGGATCGGTCGCCCTCACGTATTTCTGGGAACGGTTTACCGGGGTAAAAGTTCAATGAATCTCAGTCAACTTCAAAAGGCGGTCCCCTTTGACGCCGGTTCAGCTTCGCGCTGGCTCCAGCCACTTAACGACGCAATGGCCGAGTTTGGTATTACGAGCACAATCGACCAGGCAATGTTTATTGCCCAGGCTGGGCATGAAAGCACCAGCTTTAGCGCGCTGGTGGAAAATTTTAACTACAGCGTTTCAGGTCTTGCGGGTTTTGTCCGCGCGGGACGTATCACCCCGCAGCAGGCTCAGGCGCTCGGACGCAAACCTGATGAGAAAGTTTTACCCGTTGAGCGTCAGCGCGCGATTGCCAATCTGGTTTACAGCAAGCGCTTTGGTAACACCGCTCCCGGTGATGGCTGGAAATATCGGGGACGTGGACTTATTGGCATTACCTTCCTGGACAATTACAGGCGCTGTGGTGTCGCGTTGAAACTTGATCTTGTTACCTACCCTGAACTGCTGGAAGAAGATGTAAATGCTGCTCGCTCAGCCGCGTGGTTTTACGTCACTAACGGTTGCCTGAAATATCCCGGCGACGTGGGTCGGGTCACGCAAATTATTAACGGCGGTCAGAACGGCATCAGTGACCGCCTTGACCGTTACAACCGCGCAATACGCGCATTGGGGGAATGATGGTTATCGAAAACTGGAAACAAAGCTGGAAGTTATTCAGCGTTCAGGCTCTTGCTGTCGCCGGGACAATTCCCGTTATCTGGTCACAATTACCCGATGACGTCAAAGCAATGATCCCTGCGAGCTGGATGGGGGCAATCACTGCGGTTGTGGCGGTGTGCGGCATCGTTGGTCGCCTGGTAAAACAGCCTGCAGCTTCGGACCCGAAGTGATGGGCGCCCTGGAAGCCATTATCGGCGGCATTATCACCCTGGCTCTTCTTCTGTTTGGTGCACACCGTGTCGGAAAGAGTCAGGGAAGGACCGAGGCACAGGCCGACGCTAAAGAACAGGTTGCTACCGCTACAACGGTCGCCACTAAACGCCGGGTTGAAGTCATCAAAGAGGCCAGCGATGTACAGCAGACTGTTAACCATATGCCTGATGACGATGTTGATCGCGAGCTGCGCAACGAGTGGAAGCGCCCCGGTAGTAACTGACACCGCGTGTGACTGGGTGAAACCGATTTACCTCACCGATCACGACATTGACGTCCTGGACAAACAAACGAAGCGCGACATTCTGGCGCACAACAAATCGTGGCAGGCGAACTGTCAGAAACCAAAAGAAGTGAGGTCCAAGTGATCGCTACCATCGGAACAATTCTTGTTTGGGCTCTAATCGTTTTTGCTGGAGCTGCTGGAGCTGCTGGACTGCTATTCGCATTCATCGGTTTTATGTTTTTTATCAGTTGGCCGAAGGGACGCTGACCTTTAAGGCATTACAGCAGGCATTCACTGAGTGCCTGTGATAATGTTAAATTATCCTTCTTGCGAATAGGGGGATTTTTGATGTCTGAATGGTTTAATGCGAATGCTAGTGCAGTTATTGCGGCCGCATCTGCTTTATTTGCTGCGATAATTGCAGCTACATCTACACTTCTTGGTACTTATTTAAGTCAACGAGCGAACAAGTCACAACGAGAGGATGCCTTCACTCATGAGCGGTGGAAAATGAATCGTGATCTATATTTGAGTAAGGCAGAGGAAATATTCACTCTTTTCAATAAATGGTACGAAAACAATTATCAGATAATGATTTTGCAGATTTTTATAGCGATTGGTTCGAAGCCTCAAGATGAAGCGCTCGAAGAAATGAAGGCCTTTATTGATAAGCAACTCCAACCTAAAATTAACGCACTTCTATCACTCTATTATGGAGATATGGTGGATGACTTCAATTGCATTGCTTTGAAGTTGAGCGAAATAACTACGTTATATACGGCAGCATTAACTGGAAAAATTAGTGGTAAAGATTTTGCAATTAAGGCAGAGCGAAAATATTCTGAAACAACCGATCCTGCATCCTCCTTTATCATAAAACTAGCCGAACTTTCTAAAGCAAAAATGTAGACTTTATGACTATTAAATAGCCACTGGCATCCGCTGGTGGCTTTTTTATTGCGCTTTCGCGCGAACCCTAACGAGTTAGACATGAAAAATCTCAAAGTTACCATTAACAACCTGATGGAGTTTGCCGATGGTATTGTCCAGGGGGCAAACGTAACGTTTAAAGTAATCCAGGCCGGAAAAGAATTAGTTGAAGATTCGGTGTCAGGCAAAGCTACCGGGCCTTATGAAAGAAATTATGAAGTAATGGGATCCGATGCGGATGTGGTTGTAGAACACAATCGCCCTGACTTGCCACACCTGTCTATCACAGCGGCTTTTGTTTAGGATCGTTTCTTTCCACTGCTCAATTTCATAGCATGTTCTCCGGGTACCCAAAGGAGATAACTATGTTCGTAGCAGAAGGATTGAAAAGAAACCCTGATAATCAGGGGTGGGTTATGGGATGGGCTGTTGTTCGTCGTAGCCCCTGGCATTTGGTCGGCGTGTATGCCTCAAAGGACATGGCTGAAACAAAAGCCGGTATGTTGGGCAGAGACTATGAATCGGCATATGGATCTCATCGTCTTGGCTCTGACGATTTTATTTTCGAAGATTGCCCGAAATAAGCAACACACGAAATATGTCAGCCTCGCTAATGCGGGGCTTTTTTATGCGCCTCGCACGCGCAGCCTAACGATAACTTTCAGTCGTGAGCCTGGGGCATTCCGCTTTATCGGGCGGTCTGTCCGTGCGCCAGGCTCACATCTAAAAGGAAAAATCCATGAACAAAGAACTTTCCGGCGCTGCTGGCGATGTCCTGTATGCGCTTTTCTTCCGTGGCGCGCTGGTGGATGGTGATTTGCCATCAAAGGCTGGCGCTAATGAACTGCGTGAGCTTGGTTATGTGATGACGCAAGATACGGTGACGCCGTTCGACGGGGAAAATCATTACAACTTCCTCACACCTACCGGGCAAGAGTTCGCAATCAGTTACCTGGTGGAAAGTCGCTTCGGCAAGAAAGCGGATTTTCAGATTGGAGCGGGGGAGACGTTCATTAATAACACCACTCTACAAGGCAATATCCACTTAACTGCCGCCAGCGACCAATGCTTGATGGAACCGTTAACGGATACAGCATCAGCATGCGACAACATCCGGGTGTTAAATAAACCTCTTTTTGGTATCAACTCGTTTTCAACTGCGATCGTCAAACTCTCTGATGAGATGCGAGAAGCTGTTATTGCAGCCGTTCGTGACAGTGGCCAGTTCGTTGAGAAACCAACTGGCGACGAGCAGCAGTCGGTGGAGTTCAGGGCTGACCGTTTCAAGGCGACGGTTGGGGTAAATGACAGCGGTGAATCCACCATCCAGCAGCAAATCCAGCAGGCGGCTAACGCTGTTATTGAAGCGACAAAAGCAGCACTAGCCCGACAAGATGCGGCGATGGCGGATCTGGCCTCTGCTCAGGCTGCTATTACGGAAAGCGTTAATCAGGGGGTGAAAGATGCCATTACCAATGCGATCAGGCCGGGTGGTGTGCTGTACGCGTTCCGCACCAGAACCTGAACACCTCCGTCTGGACGTCAGAATACCAATCAATGAAAATGATAATCTTTATCATTTGAACGGGTCCTCCCAGAGGGGGGCTTTGCCACGGGGCGGCGGACTCGCGGGAATCGGCTGGTTTTCATATTTTATAGTCATCATCATCATGTGTGCAGGTTATTGATTTTCCGGGACCCGGCTAATCAATGATGTCGAATCGTACAAAAAGTGTTCACCATCATGGACCAGGAAATCGCGGCCTTAAAACTCAATATCAATCAGCTAGCCGGGATCACTGGTGTACATCGCCAGACGGTTGCCGCCAGGCTAAAAAATGTTGCTCCGGCAGCAGGCAGTAACAGCAAGCTCAAGCTTTATCTGGTTACCGATATTCTGAGCGAACTGATGATCCCCACCGTTTCCACGGCAAACGTGGAAGAGATGGAGCCAGCAGACAGGCTCGCGCACTGGAAGGCTGAGAACGAGCGGCTGAAATTTGAGGTCGATACACAGCAACTTATCCCCGCCGAAGACGTAACCAGAGAATTTTCATTGATGGCGAAAGCTGTCGTTACTGTGCTTGAAACGCTCCCGGACATTCTTGAGCGAGATTGTGCGCTGACGCCAGTTGCAGTCTCACGTGTGCAGGATGTGATCGACGAACTTCGTGATCAGATCGCACAGAAGGTGATGGACGCCACAGAAGAGGAGGAAGAGCCAGAGGAGGACTGATGGCGAAACGGGCATCAGCCAGGGGGACCCGTCGTGATGTCTCCGGCATGTTACGTGCCCCGCGTCGTATGAAGGTGGCCGATGCGGTCAGAGATTTTATGCATGTACCGATTGGCGCGGGTCACTCTGTAAAGTGGGATCCGAATCTGACCCCTTACATTATCGAGCCGATGAACTGCCTGGCATCCCGTGAATACGATGCCGTGGTGTTTGTCGGTCCAGCCCGAACCGGGAAAACCATCGGCCTGATTGATGGATGGATTGTTTACAACATTGTCTGCGATCCCGCTGACATGCTGGTTATTCAGGTATCGGAAGAGAAAGCGCGCGAGCACTCCAAGAAGCGTCTCGACCGCACTTTCCGCTGCAGCCCGGAAGTGAGATCACGGCTCAGCCCACGCCGTAATGATAACAACGTCCACGACCGCACATTTCGCGCCGGTAACTACCTCAAACTCGGCTGGCCATCGGTCAATATCATGTCGTCGTCTGACTATAAAAGTGTGGCGCTGACGGACTATGACCGCTTCCCGGAAGATATCGACGGGGAGGGTGATGCCTTTTCCCTGGGGTCTAAGCGTACCACCACCTTTATGTCCAGCGGGATGACGCTTGTGGAAAGCTCCCCAGGCCGGGACATCCGGGACACAAAATGGCGTCCCTCGTCTGCACACGAAGCGCCCCCGACGACCGGGATTCTGTCGCTGTTTAACCGTGGTGACCGCCGTCGCCTTTACTGGCCGTGTCCTCATTGTGGGGAATATTTTCAGCCAGAAGTCGCCAACATGACGGGTTACCGTGATACCCCTGACCCTGTTGTGGCAAGTGAATCCGCTTTTATCCAGTGTCCTGCATGTAAAGGCAAAATTACGCCGGATATGAAGCGCGAACTGAACATTCGTTCTGTCTGGTTGCGGGACGGGGAGAAAATAGACCGTGACGGCAACAGATATGGCGAACCGCGCCGCTCGCGTATCGCGTCGTTCTGGATGGAGGGCCCCGCCGCTGCTTACCAGACCTGGGCGCAGATGATTTACAAATTCCTGACTGCTGAGCAGGAGTATGACGCCACCCAGAGTGAGGAAACGCTAAAAACGGTTGTTAATACCGACTTTGGTCGGCCATATCTTCCCCGCGCTAACCTCGAACAGCGTAAGAGTGAACTGCTTGAGCAGCGCGCCGAAGAGATATCAAAACGCACCGTGCCTGACGGCGTTGAATTTCTTGTGGCGACGGTTGATGTGCAGGGTGGTAAGTCCCGGCGATTCGTGGTGCAGGTTACCGGCTACGGTGAACAGGGCGAGCGGTGGGTGGTTGATCGCTATAACATCCGGCAGTCCTTACGGGCCAGTGAGCACGGCGAATGCTATCCCATTGATCCTGCAAGCTATCCGGAGGACTGGGATTTACTGCTTTCTGATGTGTTTGAAAAGTCCTGGCCGCTGGCGAGTGACTCGACAAAACGTATGCGCCTGATGGCAATGGCGGTCGATTCTGGTGGTGAAGATGGTGTCACCGACAACGCCTATAAGTTCTGGCGTAAATGCCGTCGTGAAGGGCTGGGCAAAAAGATTTATCTCTTTAAGGGCGACAGTGTTCGCCGCTCAAAACTCATCACCCGCTCATTTCCTGACAACACGGACAGGTCAACCCGGCGCGCAAAAGCTGCAGGTGATGTGCCGCTTTTTCTTCTCCAGACCGATGCACTGAAAGACCAGGTGAATAACGCCTTATGGCGCGAATCCCCCGGACCGAACTACGTGCATTTCCCGAAATGGCTCGGTAGCTGGTTCTACGACGAGCTGACGTATGAGGAGCGTTCACCTGATGGAAAATGGAGTAAGCCGGGTCGCGGTCCGAATGAAGCCTTTGACCTGCTCGTCTACGCCGATGCGCTGGCAATCCTTCATGGCTACGAAAAGATTAAATGGCCGAATGCGCCAGACTGGGCACGGCGGCAAACGTGGCTGGAGAGCGCGCCGCCGGAAACTGGCGAAACGCCACCCCCGGCTGTTGCACCGCCCGTTACCCGAAACACGAAAGCACGGGACAACACCGTGACGGAAACCGACGACCAGGCATCAAACCCCTGGGTCACAGCGACAGGAGGCTGGTTGTGAAACGAAGTGATATCGAGGAGATAGTACAGCGTTACGTTGAAGCTGAGATGGCTGTCATTGCCGGGAAGTCTATTACTTTCAATGGGCAGCAGATGTCCTATGAAAATCTGTCTGAAATCCGAAAGGGGCGACAGGAGTGGGAGCGGCGGCTTGCCGTCAGTGACAGACAAAGCCTGGGGCGACCCGGCTATAAACTGGCGAGGTTTGGCTGATGTCTCTACTGGATGATGCTATTGGTCTGATTTCACCCGGCTGGAAAGCAGCGCGGCTACGCTCGCGAGCGGTGATTCAGGCATTTGAAGCCGTAAAGCCAACCCGCACACACAAGGCCCGTCGCGAAAATCGCTCCGCTAATCAACTTAGCCAGAATGGCGCAGTGTCTTTACGCGAACAGGCGCGCTGGCTGGATAACAATAACGATCTGGTTATTGGCATTCTCGATAAGCTGGAAGAGCGTGTGATTGGTTCTGAGGGCATCATTGTTGATCCGCATCCGGTGCTTAAAAACGGCAATATTGCGAAAAAGTTTGCCAGCCAGATTCGCTCTGCATGGGCGGAATGGTCTGTTTCGCCTGATGTCACCGGGGAATTTACCCGCCCCATGCTGGAACGTCTTTTATTACGCAGTTGGTTACGAGACGGGGAGGTGTTTACCCAGCTTGTCAGCGGCAATGCCATGGGGCTGTCACCCGTAGCCGGGATCAGTTTCTGGCTGGAAGCTCTGGAGGCTGATTACGTACCAATGCAGAGTGACGAATCACAGGGGCTTATTCAGGGTATTTATAAAGACAACTGGGGCAGGCCCAAAAAATACCAGGTGTACAGGACCAGTCCGGTGTCAGGCCGGCAAATGGAGACCAAAGATGTGGCAGCGGAAAACATGCTGCATCTTAAATTTACCCGGCGTCTGCATCAGGCCCGTGGAACATCGCTTTTCTCCGGCGTGCTGATGCGTCTGAGCGCTCTGAAAGAATATGAGGATTCTGAGCTGGTGGCCGCGCGTATTGCAGCGGCGCTGGGGATGTACATCAAAAAAGGTGACGGCCAGAGTTATGAAGATGCGCAGACGACAAAGGACGGGGATCGCGACCTGCTGATTCAGCCTGGCATGCTGTATGACGACCTTCGTCCCGGTGAGGAAATCGGGATGATTAAGTCTGACCGACCAAACACCAATCTTGAGTCTTTCCGCAACGGACAGCTACGGGCGGTTTCAGCCGGTACGCGCATCAGCTATTCCAGCGCATCCCGTAACTACGACGGCACCTACAGCTCCCAGCGTCAGGAGCTGGTGGAGTCCACCGACGGGTATTTCGTCCTTCAGGACTGGTTCATCGGTTCGGTGACACGCCACATTTACCGTGCCTGGCTGAATCTGGCGATCCTCTCGGGAAAAATCACGGTACCGCGAGGGCTCGATATGGACACGCTATATTCCGCTGTCTATTCGGGGCCGGTGATGCCCTGGATTGACCCCGCAAAAGAAGCTAACGCCTGGAAAATACTTATCCGTGGTGGCGCGGCAACGGAATCTGACTGGGTCCGTGCGCGTGGTAGCAATCCTGACGATGTGAAACGCCGCCGAAAAGCGGAGATTGATGAAAATCGCGAACTGGGACTGGTGTATGACACCGACCCCGCCAATGACAAAGGAGGCACCAGTGCCGAAGCAACAACGAAACCGGGTGAGCCGCCGCCCGAAAGCCAGCGTAAAAAATAACTCCTGGTTTCGCATGAAGGCCAGCGCGGCTGATGAGGCGGATATTTATATTTACGACGAAATTGGTTTTTGGGGGGTGACCGCAAGACAGTTTGTCAGTGACCTGCAGGCGCTGGGCGACATCAGCCACATTAACCTGCATATCAACTCTCCCGGTGGCGATGTCTTTGAAGGTATCGCCATTTTTAATGCCCTCAAGTTCCACGGTGCGGCCATTACCGTGCATATCGACGGTATTGCTGCGTCGATGGCATCCGTTATCGCTATGGTCGGCAACCCGGTCATCATGCCGGAAAATACCATGATGATGATCCATTATCCATCACACTACCTCATGGGTACGCATGAAGAACCAGATTCATTCATTAACACATTGTTAATTATGAAGAAGAAAGAAAAGTTGTTTGCATTGCTTTTCTACTGTTTTTCGGCGTTGTAGCTAAGTGTGTATTGCAATGTGTATTGCAGAATGAGGTTTTATGGCTGGCGAGAACAAGTTAAGCGACAAGGCGTTAAAAGCCTTACATGGTAAACCGCAGGAGCGTCAAAAGATGGTCGCCGATGGTAGGGGGCTGTCTGTCAGAGTTAGCACGAGTGGCACCGTAAGCTTTGTTTTTTTCTTTAGGCATTCCGGCCGACAAAGTGCCCCCGTCTGGATGACGTTAGGCAAGTATCCAGATATGACCCTTAAGCAGGCCAGGGAGAAAAGGGACGAGTGCCGGGGATGGTTATCACAGGGACTTGATCCACGGATAGAGAACAAACTCACCAAAGAGAGCCTGTTCACGCCAGTGACTGTTAAGAACGCTATCGATTACTGGTTTGATAACTATGCCAGGGAAAAACGTAAAGAGACGGTGCGCCTCTATCGCCGTTATGAGAGATACATCTTTCCCTACATCGGTGGATTTCCTGTCGAAAAATGCGGGCTGCCGGACTGGATAAAATGTTTTGAGCGCGTGAAGAAAATAGCGCCGGTCCAGTCTGCCGCGATGCTTATTGAGTTAAAGCAGATCTTCAAATACTGTCGGGTGCGCCAGTATGTGCGATGCAATGTGCTGGATGACTTGAGCCCTGGTGATATCGGTAAATATCAGAACAAGAGAGAGCGGCTGCTTGAGGAAAGCTACGTTGCCGACCTGTGGGGCGTTTACTTTCATGGCAAAGGCAAAACCCGCGTACTGAATTACAAAAAACGCATGGCGATTTTGTGCCTTGTGTTTGGATGCCGACTCAGTGAGGCTCGTCTATCCACATGGGAGGAATGGGACTTCGATAAATGGCTGTGGACGGTGCCGAAAGAGCACAGTAAAAACGGTGAAGAGATTATTCGTCCTGTTCCTCAAAAGATGCGCCAGTGGCTTGTTAACCTTCGTGAAGAGACTAAGCGGCGTAAATACATAATGGGTGAACTTAAATCTAACTCAACGGTGAGCGCGATGGGATGTTCAAACTTCACTTCTTTCAAACATGAAAAACGATGGTCATTACATGATTTGAGAAGAACGTTCTCAACAAGCCTCAACGACATGGGGGTTGATTTTATTGTGGTAGAGCAGTTGCTGGGGCACACCATAAAGGGCGTGGCCGGAATCTATAACCGCAGCAAGTATATCCCCCAGAAACAAGAAGCGCTGGACCGATGGGTTGATTACCTTGATGGGCTGGTGGGTGAAGAAAATACAGTCAAAGTGATTAAGAAAAGGAGCGCCTGATATGGCTATGTTATCCGTTGTGAAAAAAGAAGATCTCCAGTATATGCCTGAGCTTGACCGAATGATTCGTGAACCCGAATGCCGCGCTATGACCACGCTGTCTAACTCAACGCGCTGGAGGATGGAGCAGGAGGATAAATTTCCCAAACGCATCAAAATCGGTCCATCAGCGGTTGCTTATCGACTTTCTGAAATTCAGGCATGGGTGCGAGGGAGTTGGCATCCAGGGTGGATGCCTGAAAATTGAATTCTGGATAATTAATCCCTTTCTGTATGGAAATACATACTCCGTGCAGAAAGGGGGATTAATCACACTTCGTTTCGGCTTTACCATTTACGGTAACTACTGTTTCACATGATTTATTATCATGAAAACTATAACTTCTTATCGTACCATCAGGATCAGTTTCGGTGTATGACTCATATTTTGCAGGGTTAGCATTTTTTCTTCTTATTTCTTTAAGTTGATACTGAGCCTTGTAATAATCCTTATAAGCCGATTCAATATTTTTCATTTTTATTTCTTTTGCTTCGGTACTTCCCTCATAAGCAGCTTGTTCAAGATTGCAATTAAATGGAATGCTCGGATGTTGCTCTGTGTAATATGTGTAATTTCGGCGGGGGTAATTGGAATCTAAAAAGAAAGCGTGAGAGCCGCATAATTTATCAGCTCTGTCTCTTGCAATTGCCACACTGCTTGTTGAGTAAATATAAACATACCCAATCGAATCAACCGTATCTTTTGGTTTAGTGGCACAACTAATTAACAGAAAGGCAGGTAATAAAATAATAATTTTTTTCATATCCATATCCATTTGGTCTATGCGAAGAAATTAATTATGGAGTCGTTGTGCATGTCATATAAAACAAAGGCGGCCCCGCATGGCCGCCAGTGCCTAACAACAAAACAAGATCAGCATACCAGGCCTTGTGCTGGTGGTCAAAGCCTGACCGCTTCTGGAATGACAGGAGCTAGCAACTTACTGAAAAGTAAGCAAAGCGCAAAATTGCGCCGGGTATCTCCTGAAAACTCAGGTGCGCGTATCTTTAAGCGCTGCGCAAATCCGACTATCTCAAAGCTAGCTGGATACCAACCCAATATCGTTGTGTTGGTTTTGCACAACTCTTTAAGGGTTGCACATTTGCGCTCGCCCGTTCTGGCGAAAACCCCTATCTCCCGAGTTATTGGGAGATGTCGAGGGAGTGGTTATTTCCACCGCTACCCGGTTATTGGGTATCACTCTTTGTCTGCTTCCTTGGATTTTTTACGCTGTTCTGCTTTCAGCTTACGACCGCAGGCATCCAACACCCATGCTGAAAAATTAGCGCCAGCATTTTCTTTCTTCTCGATCTCTATGCAGGCGTCTATTGACTCGACTAAGTCATACGGAAATCTAATTCCTTTGTATGCAGATTTGTTGTTTCTATGCCCCGTTGCCATTAAAGAATCTCGCTATAGGTGTTTTAACACCTTTGAGCATACAGGAGGATTTAAAAACACGGAAGTGTTTAAACACAAAAGGCTTGACGGAAGTGATATTGTAGAACTAGAGTGTTTAAACACCTTATCCACAGGTAAGGCACAGGAAGCATTCAAAACAGCGAAGCCCGGCAGTGCGTCAACACTAACCGGGCCTCTTACCACAACGTAATCGAGGCTTACATTATGGCTAATCAAGAGCATACCCAAACTCGCCCAGAATTTACATGGCTATTCCTTGCCACTCCCAGACACCACCCGGAGTGCTCCCCTATCGTCTTGCGTTTTGATGCTGACACCGAAGAGACTGCCCGTGATGCATTTCCCGGCTGGAACTTAATCTTTGCCGCCAAAATCCGCGCTCATGCTCCTTGCCGTGTTGTGTTCTTTGATTACACATCAAGACGTGGATGGGAGTTCGACAGTGCTGCCTTTCAGGAGGTGCGCCATGCATAGCCAGATTCCGATGCTTAATGTGGATCTCAACGTCCCCCTCGATTTTTCCGGCCGCATCATGCTTTACATGGAAAACGGTCTTGTGAAGTCGGAAATGCGATTGATGCCGGATGAAATTATCGGAACGCCGAGCCTGTTTAATCAATTGCTTGAACGTGCCGGATATCGCGTAACATCCGCCGAAAGGGATTAATGCCATGAGAAAGAAAAATACCGGACTTAATGCCGGGGGCCTCGCTCATCCTGAGATCCTGCCCGGCGATATTTACCAGGACAGCCGCGGCGAACGCGTCACGGTTAAAACGGTCACGGAGAACCGCGTTACCTTTATTCGGGAGGGTTATTCCGGGGAATGCGCATCATCGCTGATGCGCTTTGAAAAAGAGTTTACGCCATTGAAAAGGCAGACATTCGGGGAGTGGTGTAAGGCTAACAATACCGCCGAAAAAATCACAACGCTGAGAGCGATGATCGCCGCCGGGAGAGCGAAAAAATGAAGAATGCCCCAAACGTTAAATATCTGCCGAAAGACAAATTCACGGAGGCGATTATTTTTGCGGGTGCGGACGCATTCGCCCACGCGCAGCACTGGACAGAAAGCGAGGGTAAAAAAGCCGGTGACGATATTCCGCCGGTTTATCTGGGGAAAAAACAACTGGTGGACTTAGACAGCCTCCGGATCGTTGATTCCGGGCGCCAGTGCGTAAGGGTGATTCGGGCCGGGGATATCGAACAGACCGCTTTGACCCTGATTGCGCGAAAACTGGCAATGTCTGGTGTTAAAGAAGCCCGATTGTTTAATGGCATGTATGAGTCAAAGCCCGTCGAAGACTGGTCTGGACGTCTTCCTGAATACCGAGACGAGGCGAAACGCGGCGAAGTTGTCACACTCCCTGTCACCCGGGAAAGGATAGCCCCGGCGCTAAACCAGATGGGGGCCAGCCAGCGTGGTGAGGTGTTGCTGGCTCACTATGATGGTAGCCTGGCTATTCACGCCGACTCGGACACGGTTCACCACTACAACGGCGTGGTATGGATCCCGGTACCGGACAAAGAGCTGCAGCGCGAAATGGCGCAGATATTCATTAATGCCGAAGTGGCATATTCGCAAAACGCGATCAAATCAGCGGTCGAAACGATGAAGCTGAGTTTGCCTGTTATGGGACAGACGGCCCGTAATCTCATTGGATTCAGCAACGGGGTTTTTGATACCCGTTCCGGCGAGTTCAGGGGGCACAAACAAGATGACTGGTTACTCATCGCGAGCGATCTGCCGTTCAGTCCACCAGCGGAAGGTGAAACGCTGGCCAGCCATGCCCCCAATTTCTGGAAGTGGCTTCGTCGTTCGGTGGCCAGCAATGACCGTAAAGCTGACCGGGTACTTGCGGCGCTCTTTCTGGTGCTGGCTAACCGGTATGACTGGCAGTTATTTCTTGAGGTTACGGGGCCAGGGGGCAGCGGTAAGAGCGTGATGGCTGAAATTTGCACCATGCTGGCAGGCCGGGCCAATACGGTATCAGCCAGCATGAAGGCGCTGGAAGAACCGCGTGACCGGGCGCTGGTGGTGGGCTATTCACTGATTATCATGCCTGACATGACCCGTTATGCTGGTGATGGCGCAGGGATTAAGGCGATCACTGGCGGCGATAAAGTGTCTATCGACCCGAAACACAAGGCTCCTTACTCAACCCGTATTCCTGCGGTAGTGCTGGCCGTCAATAACAACGCCATGACGTTCAGCGATCGAAGTGGTGGCATTTCCCGGCGCCGGGTGATTTTCAACTTTTCAGAAGTGGTGCCGGAAAACGAGCGCGATCCCTTACTGGCAGAAAAAATAGAGGGCGAGCTGGCGGTGGTCATCCGCCATCTGTTGAACCGGTTTGCCGACCAGGGAGAAGCGAAGCAGTTACTTCATGAGCAGCAGAAATCAGAAGAGGCGCTGACAATAAAACGTGAGGGGGATTCACTGGTGGACTTCTGCGGCTACCTTATGGCGCTGGTGGAGTGTGAGGGCATGATTGTGGGCAATGCTGAAATGGTGCCATTCAGCCCGAGGCGCTACCTGTATCACTCTTATTTGGCCTATATGTCTGCACATGGTTTGGGTAAGCCAGTTTCACTTACGCGATTTGGTACAGATATGCCGGGTGCCATGTCGGAGTATGGCAAGGAGTATAAGCGCCGACAGTGCACCAAAGGGCCGGATAAGGGGCGTACGATTTCAAATGTACTTTTGGGTGAAGATGCCGATGGATGGTTGCCCGCAGCAACAGGATGCAATGATGTTGAATAGAGAATAGTTAAAAAATCATGGTTAAAGTGTCTACCGTGTCTACTGTATTTAATAATGAATTAATTATCATGGTGTTAAGTCGGTAGACAGTCGGTAGACACTTTGAGTTTAACTATCTACCGTGTCTACTTTATGGTTGTTTTAAAGGGAAAAGTAGAGAGTTAGGTAGACAGTAGTAGACACTTTAAAGCGTGAGTCACTACCACTTAATTATCTGAATACATTAATGAAATTTAGTGCGGTAGACAGGTAGACAGTTTGGAGCATAAATTTAAATTTTAAATCCCTAAGGGGGCGCAATGTTTCAATTCAATAATCTTGGGAAAGTTAAAATTGTCAGCATGACTAGTGCTAATCCAGGCTGGTATCTTCGAGTAAAAGAGAATGCGGACGATGAGGAGTGGTGGTACATGCCCGTTGCTTGTTGGGCGTTATGTCGCTTTGAAGAAGGTGAGCTTATGCTGCCTTGCGTAGTCGATGACTCAGGTACACTGACACCAAATGATCCGGATTCCAACCCTTGTGATCTGGTTTACTTACCAAATGCTAAACCTATAGAGAATATGCGGTTTGGAGCTATTTCTGCTGAGTTAGAAAAGTAAAAACGAAATATATCGATAAGACCGGGGAAACCCGGTTTTTTTGTATCAGAAACTAATCAATCTTTTTTTCTGATAAAAATACGTTTACTTACCACTTTTAGTGATCAATCATCACATTCTGACTGACAATCACGATAAGGGTAAAAAGATGCCAGGTAAGAACAAATCGGCGCAAGATAAGGGCGGTACGGTCCATATCGACGCCGAAACAATGAAGAAAATTGAGGAGTATCAGGCGTTCATTAAAAAGAATCACCCTGAGATGCCTGTCCCCACTAAAGGCCAGATTGTGCGCAGCAGCGTGAACTACTGGCATCACCATACTCTGGGGGCATGGGTATGAAAGGCTGGTACACCATCAAAGCGGCCAGCGATGGCGCAAGCGCAACCATTCAGATTTATGAAGAGATCGGCGGCTGGGGAATTACGGCACAGCAGTTCTCCGAAGACCTGAAAGCCCTGGGCGATATTTCCCATATCAATCTGAACATCCATTCACCCGGTGGCGATGTGTTTGACGGCATCGCTATTTACAACCTTCTGAATAAACACCCGGCAAAAATCACGGTGCATATCGATGGCCTTGCAGCCTCAATGGCGTCAGTCATTGCGATGGCCGGTGATCGTATCGTCATGCCTGAGAACGCGCTCATGATGATTCACAAGCCGTGGGGGATTTCTGGCGGAAACGCCAACGACATGCGTGACTATGCCGAGTTGCTGGACAAGGTGGAAAACGTCCTGATCCCCGCCTATGCACGTAAAACAGGAAAGTCTGCTGAGGTGCTGGCGTCCCTGCTGGAGGAGGAAACCTGGATGGATGGCCGCGAATGTGTGGCGCAGGGATTTGCAGATGAGTTACTGCCGGCTGTCAGTGCGATGGCCCGAATCGAATCAAAACGAATTGAGGATTTTGAACATATGCCCGACAACATCAAAGGGATGATCACCCAGCCTAAAGGCTCTACTGGTTCGATTGCGCCGGAACAGAACCGCATCAACGGTATTAAAGATTTGTTTGCCATGTTTGGTGGCAAGCATGATGCGCTGAAAATGCAGTGCCTGGAAGATGCCGACTGTACACCGGACAAAGCAAAAGACCTACTGCTGGCCGAAATGGGGCGCGGTATCACGCCATCCAACAAAAACACCTATACCCACATTCACGCCGGAAACGGCAACATTGTAGGGGACGGTATCCGCCAGGGGCTTAATGCACGTCTGGGGCATGAACGCGCGGAACGTGGAAATCCCTATGCAATGATGAGCCTGTTTGAAATGGCTCAGGCTTCGCTGGTGGATCGTGGCATCAGCATCAGCGGATTTGGCAACCGCTCGCAGATTGTGAATCTGGCCTTTACGCACAGTACCAGCGACTTTTCCCATATCCTTGCTGGTGGCGCTGAGAAGTCTGTGCTCACAGGCTGGCAGAACAGCGGCGAGACTTTCCAGCAGTGGACTAAAACAGGCTCCCTGTCTAACTTCCATGAAGCAAAACGTGTGGGCCTGAATGGTTTCTCTGAACTGGAAAAGGTGCCAGAGGGGGCTGAATACAAATACGTCACTACCAGTGACAACGGCGTCCCTATCGCGCTGGCGACGTATGGCAATATTTTCTCTGTTACCCGTCAGGCCATTATTAATGACGACCTGAGTCAGCTTTCCACCATTCCCCAGGCTATGGGACGAGCAGCAGCGCGAACGGTCGGTAATCTTGTCTATCTGCAACTCACTGCAAACGCCAGCTTCACCGATGGTAAGGCGCTGTTCCATGCGGACCACAACAACCTCATTTCAAAGGGGATGGATACGGACGGACTGAACGAGGCCCGCAAGGCTATGCGCCTGCAGGAGGATGCGAACGGTGATCCGATTAATGTCATCCCGGCCTATATCCTCGTACCTGCCGCGCTGGAAGGTGCAGCAAATCGCGCTGTGCTCTCTTCCTCTTCTTTGTTCCCTGTGGATCAGAACGGCACGCTGAACCAGAACCCCGGCATTATCAACATGGTGAAAGATATGGCTCAGGTTATTGTTGAGCCACGTCTGGACAAGGCCAATAACAAACAGTGGTATGTAGCCGCCGCTCAGGGCACTGACACCATCGAGGTGGCTTATCTTGATGGTATGGATACGCCATATCTGGAGCAGATGGACGGCTTCACGGTCGATGGTGTGGCCTGGAAGGTGCGCATTGATGCGGGTGTGGCCGCGCTGGACTATCGCGGGCTGGTCAAATCGAATGGCTCGGCGTGACGGGAAAAGGGCGGCTTCGGTCGCCTTTGCTCATTTGAGAATAGATCTCATTCGAAAAGGTACTCCTGGACATACGACATGCCACGGGGCGGCGGCATCGCGGGAAACGGCTGGTTTTCTGTATTCGTGGTCATCATCATCATCCGGCAACCTGCTGATTTAAAAGGGTGTGAAATTACAAAGAGTGGGAAAGATGATGGTTTGTATGTTTTTTGTTCGACATCATTGGCGGCGATATGAAAAGAGAGATTAGGTTAACGATTAGCGAATTGTCATACGTTACCGGGTATCACAGACAGACTATTGCCAGGCGCCTGGCCGGGATGGAACCTCTGGCGGGAAGTAGCCGTAAACGGCGAATTTATGACTTAAGGCTGGCGCTGAAACAAATTTACAGAGGTTAATATGGCACAGAGCATAGGTGATTTAGTCGTCAATCTTGACGTTGATGCCGCTAAATTTAAGGAGCAGGTTGAATATTCCAGCAAGGGGCTTAAAGGGATCGGCGAGTCTGCTAATGATGCCGCGATGCAGGTTATGCAGGCGTTCAGTCGGCAGGAGATTGCAGCAAAGAAAGCGGGCATTTCAATTGGTCAGTACAACAATGCCATGCGCATGCTACCAGCACAGATTACCGATATTACGACGCAGTTAGCTGGAGGCCAGTCGCCATTCCTGATCATGCTCCAACAGGGCGGGCAGATTAAAGACTCTTTCGGGGGCATTTCCAGCACACTTAAGGCATTTTCAGCCCTGCTTACCCCGACGCAGGTTGTTCTTGGCGTAGTCGCTGCTGCGTTTGGCACCACAGCGATGGCTGTTTATCGTGCCCGCAAGGAACTGGAGGAGGTTAGCAAGACTGTTAACGACACGCTTGGCATTACCGGAGATAGCGCTCAAAAGCTTGCATTGAATATACGTTCAATTGCTGATGCGTCGGGTGATTCTGTAAAAAATATCACCAGTATGTTTATCAGCACCAAAGACGGCGCAACCGAAGCCGAAACAAAGCTGATCTCCGTGGGATTCAGTTACCAGGAAGCCAAAGCGAAGGTGGATGCTTATAAGGGCTCTTCTGATTTTACCGCCCTTAATGATGCTATTGAGCAGCATCGACTTAAAGTACTTGGGCTTCCTGACTCCTGGAGTAAAGCCGCCGAAGGCGTTAAAAATTACTTTACGGGCGCTAACCTGGGTAAACAAAACGTTGCCCTGGGCGGTGCTATTGATCCGGCCATGAGGTTTATCGAGCAGGCAAAAGACCTGCAACAGGTGGTTGAAACGCTCCGGATCAAGGGCAATACCACCGTGAAGGAAAATATTGACCTGGTTAAAAAGCAGTTACTTTCAACCGACCGTGTGGCCGCTGCTGAGGAGAACTTAAAGCAGGCTCGCGAGCTATCCAAAAAAATAGGGGCCTCTGGTGACGCTGAGGCAATTTCAAATGCTAACAAACTGATAGCAGCCAGGGAAAAGGAACTCGAACAGGCGAAACAGCAGCGCGATAAAAAGCCCGCAGTGAAAACATCGGCAGGAGACAAGGCCGAAGATACTTCCAGTACGCAACTCATTTCCTTGCAGACTGAATTAAAGATGTTGCAGCAGCATACAGGCTTAAATGACGTCATCAGCCAGCAGCGCAAAGACCTGTGGAAAACCGAGGCTCAGTTTTCTGTACTGGAAGAGGCAGCAGGAAAGAGGAAACTCTCTAAAGAGGAAGAGTCACTGCTGGCCAGCAAAGAACGCATCCTCGCACTTGCTCAGCAAAAAGCGCTGTTAGGTGACCAGATCACCGCGCAGGAACAGCTTAACAAGCGGATGGACACCGCGACGAAATACGAAAATCAGATGTCAGCGAAAAGTTCAGCATTAACCGATTCGGCGACATTAAGCGATCGCGCCGCCGGGCGTAATCTTGCGTATGCGCAACTTAAAAGCGGCTGGGAAAATGCGGGTGGTAAAACCACCGACGTTGATTATCAGCGTGAACTGACAGCATTAAACAAGTATTACGCCACTGAGGACAGCCTTCGCAGTGACTGGCTCAGCGGAGCTAAAAAGGGTTTTGCAGAATACCAGGACTCGGCGACAAACGTCTATTCAGCTATGGAGAATGCGGCGGCTGGGGCTATGAACGGCATGAGCGACATGCTTACTGATCTGACGACAACGGGGAAGGCATCCTTCAAAAGCTTTGGTGTTTCAATCCTCAAAACGATTGCTCAAATTACTAACCAGTTGCTGGTGGCCTACGCAGTCCAGAAGGCTATGGGGTGGATTACAAGTTCATCCGATGGTCCACAGGGCGGCGGCATCGGGAGCTCCAGCTTTTATGGCCCGGTTCGGGCTTGGAATGGCGGTTATATCCCTGAATATGATAGTGGTGGTTATACCGGACCTGGTGGGAAGTTTGAACCAAAAGGGATTGTGCATGGTGGTGAGTTCGTCTTCACCAAGGAGTCTACCGCACGCCTTGGTGTCGGTAATCTTTATCGCCTGATGAGGGGGTACGCCTCCGGTGGTTACGTTGGGAATACCACATCAGGGAGTCTGCAGCCAGGCGTTAACGTCTATGCGCCTGTGTCCGTTACCACGCAGCAAAGCAATCAGGGGCAACAGAGTTCGGCAAATGGTGATGCTCTTGGCCGCGCGTATCAGCAGGTCATCAATAAATCAATTCGTGAAGGCATTGCAAAAGAAATCCAGCCAGGCGGAATAATCTGGAATTTAAATAAAACACGATAAGCCATTCTCTGGAGGCCATAGCGGCCTCCCGTAGATAGGTATCCCCAGTTTTGGGGATATGTCGCTACCGTCACCCGGATATTGGGTATCACCATTTTGATCATACCCGGCGCAATTTTGCGCTCCCCAGAACCGGGGCGCTCAAATAACCGTGTTGCACATTTGCAACTCACTACGCCGTTTGCGCACACCCCTGCACAGCACGTCGATATCTAGCGTTATTGTTCCATACCGTTCGCACTGCTGTGTATTGCAATGTGTATTGCAGTGGGTTTTTGGCAACTGTCACCAATAAGAAAATTTATATTCAAATCAATCGGTTCTTTTCAATCCGTTGCATGATGATCCACAAGCCGTGGGGATTTACAGGCGGTGACGCGAACGATATGCGGGATTACGCCGATCTCCTGGACAAAATGGAATCTGTTCTGATCCCCGCATATGCAGAAAAAACGGGGAAATCGGCGGAAGAAATCGCGGCCATGCTGGAAGACGAAACCTGGATGAACGGCAGTGAATGTGTTGCCCAGGGATTTGCAGACCAGACCACACCATCACTGCAGGCGATGGCCTGCATTCAGTCAAAACGTATTGAGGAATTTGAAAAGATGCCTAACGCCATCCGTAATATGATCACGCCGCCGCGCAACACCACGGCGCGTGAACCTGCGAAACCGGCAACCCCGCAGCACCAACCGGCAGCTCCCGTTCTGGATGAAAATGCCATTGTCGCGCGGGTTGTGGCTGAACAGAAAGCCCGTGTAAGCGGCATTCAGGATGTGTTTGCCATGTTTGGTGGTAAACACCAGGAACTGCAGGCCGCCTGCATCAGCGATGTCGAATGCACCGTCGCCATGGCGAAAGACAAGCTGCTGGCCGAACTGGGCAAAGACACGACCCCGTCGAATAAAAATAACCAGCCCCACATTTATGCGGGTAACGGAAATATCGTCGGCGACGGCATCCGTAAATCCCTGATGGCCCGCGCAGGTTATGAAGCGCAGGAAAAGGATAACTTTTATAACGGCATGACGCTGCGCGAACTGGCCCGCATGGCGCTGACTGAGCGCGGTATTGGTGTTTCAGGTCTTAACCCGGTACAGATGGTGGGGCTTGCGCTGACGCACAGCACGTCTGACTTCGGTAACATTCTGCTGGATGTGTCCAATAAGTCGCTGTTACAGGGCTGGGAAGAAGCGTCAGAAACCTTCGAATTGTGGACGAAAAAAGGCAGCCTGAGCGACTTTAAAACCGCTCATCGTGTCGGTATGGGCGGTTTCCCGTCGTTGCGTCAGGTTCGCGAAGGTGCGGAGTATAAGTACATCACCACGGGTGATAAAGGGCAGACTATCGCGTTGGCCACGTACGGTGAGATCTTCTCTGTCACCCGTCAGGCCATCATCAACGATGACCTTAATGCACTGACTGATGTTCCCATGAAAATGGGGCGCGCGGCTAAAGGGACTATCGGCGATCTGGTTTATGCCGTACTGACAGCCAACGCAAAACTGTCTGACGGTAAGGCGCTTTTCCATACCGATCATGCAAACCTCAGTTCCGGCGCCATTTCGGTTGCCAGCCTTGACGACAGCCGTAAACTGATGCGTCTGCAAAAAGAGGGTGATCGTTCTCTGAACATCCGACCCGCATTTATGCTGGTGCCGGTTGCACTGGAAACACTGGCAAATCAGACCATCAAATCTGCCAGTGTAAAAGGTGCAGATATTAACGCTGGCATCATTAACCCCATCCAGAATTTCGCCGAAGTCATTGCAGAGCCACGCCTGGACGTTGCCGATGCAAAAGCCTGGTACCTCGCGGCGGCGAAAGGCAGCGACACTATTGAAGTGGCCTACCTTAACGGGGTTGACACACCCTACATCGACCAGCAGGACGGTTTTACCACTGATGGTATTGCCACGAAAGTGCGCATCGATGCAGGCGTAGCCGCGCTGGACTATCGCGGTCTGACGAAATCCTCCGGCCAGTAATTACCGACCAGACAAACGCGCCCGAAAGGGCTTTTTTTATGCCTGTAAAACGGCTCCCCGGAGCCGTGGAGATCCTCTATGAAAAATTATGTTCAGGACGGTAACACTATTCCTGTTACCAACGATGGCACAGAGGTTATTGCCAGCGGTTCACCCGTTGCTCTGGGTGATCTGGTTGCTGTTGCCATCACGGAAATCCAGCCTGGTGAAACTGGTGATGGAATGGCGCGAGGGGTCGTGTCGTTACCCAAACTTGCGGCAGACAACATTGCCCAGGGCAAAACCGTTTATCTGAAAAGCGGCAAAATCCAGCTCGACAGCGCCAGCGCCACGCCTGCTGGCAAGGCATGGGAAGCCGCAGCAGCCAACAGTACAACCGTACTGGTTCGCCTCAATGGCTAATCCCTTCGAACAAATGGCGGCGCGCATGGATGCCGCCACCATTCGTTGCATGGGCGCTCCGGTCACTATCAATGACATCGACTATGTCGCGATAGAAAGCCATTTTGTACCCGAGCTGGGGCCGGTAACCGGTGATGGGATCTCGCTGGTGGTGTTCAGTGAAAACTACCATCCCCGACGCAATGACGCGCTGATCTGGAAAGGCACGGAGTACAAAGTTACGCGCAGCCAGTTTTTTAACGGTAAGCCACAAATCTGGATTGAATAGGAGGTTGTCATGTCCGCTATTAACGGGCTTGAGCAGGCAATTTCAAACCTCAACAGCATCAGTAAAACGGCGGTCCCCCGTGCTTCTGCTCAGGCTGTTAACCGGGTCGCGGGGCGCGCCGTCAGCCGAAGCGTCCGCACTGTCGCAACGGACACGAAGGTACCACGTAAGCTGGTGAAGCAGCGGGCGAAGCTGAAAAAAGCCACGGTCAGCAAACCGAGGGCAACAATCCGGGTCAACCGGGGGAATCTGCCTGCGATTAAGCTGGGTGTGGCAAGCGTGAGACTTTCACGGCGAAAACGTGACAAACAGGGCGCTAACAGTGTCCTGCGGATTGGCCCGTTTTCTTTTCCTGGTAGTTTTATCCAGCAACTGAAAAACGGTCGCTGGCATGTCCTGCGGCGAACAACGAAAAGCCGCTATCCCGTGGAGGTGGTGAGTATTCCTCTGGCGGCCCCGTTAACCGAGGCGTTTAAAGCGGAGACAAACAAGCTGATGCAGTCCGATATGTCTAAAGAGTTGTCTGCTGCGCTTAAAAACCAACTGCGACTGGTATTAATCCGATGAAACACCCTCAAATCCGCGCTGCCGTTCTGAATGCGCTTAAAGACAACATCACTGATTCTGTTACCTGGTTTGATGGCCGTCCGGCATTTCTGGAGGTTCAGGATCTGCCTGCCGTCGCCGTCTACCTGACCGATGCGCAATTTACTGGCGCAATGGTGGATGAGGACCAGTGGTCAGCAACGCTGCATATCGAAGTCTTTCTTAAGGCCGATCTGCCTGATGCGGCGCTGGATGAATGGATGGAATCACGGATTTATCCCGTCCTTTCAGACATTCCAGGTCTGTCCGGCCTCATCGAACTGATGGCCCCACTCGGCTATGACTATCAGCGCGATGACGAAATGGCGACCTGGGGATCGGCAGATATGCAGTATTCAATCACCTATATTATGTGAGGCAACTATGGCAACACCTAATCCACTGGCACCCGTTAAGGGCGCCGGCACTACGTTCTGGCTGTATACCGGCTCAGGCACAGCGAATCCGCTGGTCGATACCGACTGGACGCGCCTGGCTCAGGTCAAGGAACTGACCCCCGGCGAACTGACGGCAGAGAGCTTTGATGATACCTATATCGATGACCCTGATTCTGACTGGACGGCCACCGGGCAGGGGCAGAAATCTGCTGGCGACACGTCTTTCACCCTGGCCTGGAAACCCGGCGAGCAGGGGCAAATCGCGCTGGCACAGTGGTTTGAAGACGGCTCAAAACGTACGTACCGCATCAAATACCCTAACGGCACGGTGGATGTGTTTTACGGGTGGGTCAGCAGCCTGGGTAAGGCGGTGACGAACAAGGAATACATCACCCGCACGGTCAAAGTCACGAATAGCGGCAAACCTTTGCTGGCCGAAGACACCACCACCCCGGTCATTGCTGTTTCGGGCGCGTCTTTTGATAAATCGACAGCGGCTGTGGCTGTGGGGGCAACCACGACCCTGAACCTGTCCGTTCTGCCTGCCAGTGCGACCGATAAATCATTCCGCCTGGCATCATCCGACCCGTCGAAAGCGACAGTCAGCGTGGCCGGTAGTGTTGTCACCGTCACGGGTGTTGCAGCCGGTATTGCCGAAATTCTCGCGATTACGAATGACGGCTCGTTCGCGGCTGTCAGCAAAATCACCGTATCCTGATCGGAGTCATGCATGTTTCTGAAAACTCAGCCGCTGGAATACAACGGCGAAACTGTCACGCTTTATGAACTCTCAGCACTACAGCGTATTGAGTTCATCGGCTATATCGCCGACGTGAATAAAGACGTTCCTGCGGACGACGCAGAAGTCAGCCCGGAAGCGCTCAACGGCATCGTGACAACCATCAATGTGAAGATTGGCGCGCGGATCGTTGCTATGTCCCTGTGGCAGAAGGAAGGGCAAAAAGGGCCATCCGTTGATCAACTGCAGGAGGAGGTACTTTCCGGCTGGCCGTTGCCTGCCATTGGTCAGGCGGATTTTATCGTGCGGGAACTCTCAGGAATGTTGCCCGTTGCACCTGACGCAGAATCAAACGCAGACACGGAACCCCACTCCCCGGAAAAGCCCACGCCGCAGCCCTGAAATTCGCCCTTAAACTTGCCCGTGAGTTCCGCAGACCTGACTGGCGTGTGATGCTGGCGCAGATGTCCTGCACCGAACTGAGCGAGTGGGAACAATTTTATGCCGACGAATACTTCGCCACGGATTTAATTGATGCCCATTTCTCGCGCCTGAGCCATCACATCACCGATATGGTCTGCAAAGACCACGGGCTTACCGCTGCAGATTTCAGCCTGCTCAATCCCCAGATACGTCCGGCAGCGGACACCGAAACATCCGACGAGGCCATGATGCTGGCCGCCGAAGGCATTACAGGAGGAATACGTTATGGCCCAGGCGGTGGGTGATCTCATTGTCAATCTGGATTTAAACGACGCGAAATTTACCGAGCGGTATAACTACGTCAAGCGAGGGCTGGAAGGGATCGGGTCTGCGGCAAACGATGCGGCACTGGAAGTACAGAGCGCATTCAGTCGTCAGGAAATTGCTGCAAAAAAAGCGGGAATTTCGATTGGTCAGTACAATGCCGCCATGCGCAGCCTGCCCGCGCAGTTTACTGATATTGCGACGCAACTGGCTGGCGGTCAGTCTCCGTTTCTGATTCTGCTCCAGCAGGGCGGGCAGATTAAAGACCAGTTTGGCTCCACCCGAGGAGCACTTATAGGTGTCAGTTCTTATCTGCGCACAATGGCTGGAATGATTAACCCAGTCACACTCGGCGTCGGTACTCTTGCTGTTGGTGTTGGTGCGTTGATTTATAACTGGTATCAGGCGCGACAACAATCAGAGGCATTTAGTCAGTCTCTTGCCAAGACGGGAAATGTCAGCGGACAGACCGCAGATAGCCTGGCTCGAATGGCTGTTCAGGTCGCCAAAAATGCTGACGTGAGCAAATCGTCCGCCGCAGCCGCAGTAGCGCAGGCAACCAGCATTGGCCTGACAACAAACCAGATAAAGCAGGTCAGCGAGACAGCACTCATTATGTCCAGTACTACTGGCGAGAGTGTTAAAAATCTGGTGAATGAGCTTTCAAAAATTCCTCAGGACCCCTTAAAAGCCTTTGTAGACATCAACCAGCAATACAACTTCGCTAATCTCGCTCTTTATGAGCAGGTTAAACATATGGTTGATTTAGGCGACAAGGCCGGGGCTTCCAAACTCATCATTGATTCCCTCAGTGAAAGCCAGAGGAATTTTAAAGATAACTCTAAATCCAGTCTCGATGAGCTTGCGAACTACTGGCAGGGGCTGATCGATAAACTAAAAAATTATAAATTCTGGTCGGATAACGTTGCGGATAATGCAACAACAGTAAAACTACCTCAATTCACCCCCGGTACCGGCTCGGCGGTTTTCGATAATATCAACCAGCAGATGCGTGATCAGTCTGCTGGTATTGCTACGAACTGGGCGAATATTAACGACAGCGCCGGAAACCTGTTAGGGTTCGTCACGCAGACAAATGCTAAAAGTCGTGAATACAACCGTGAACAGGTATCTGCCAATATAGAGGCAGATCGGTTTCTGGAAACGGCAAGGACAAACGCTCAGATCCGTAACGACCTGCAGACGAAGTATCAGCGACAACTCGAGCAGGGGCTTATCACACAGGACAAGTTCAATAAGCTAACCGCCGCGATCAATGAAAAATATAAGGATCCCAAAACCCCAAAAACAACGGTTCCGGCAGGTGACAAAGCAAGCGACAGGGAAGCGGCTGAACTTATCGCCCTGCAGGCACAGCTTAAAGTGCTGCAACAGCACACCGGATTAAATGACGTCATCAGTCAGCAGCGTAAAGACCTGTGGAAAACCGAGGCACAGTTCTCTGTGCTGGAAGAGGCGGCAGGCCAGCGCAAGCTGTCAAAAGAGGAAGAATCGCTGCTGGCAAACAAAGCGCGTATTCTTGCCCTTGCACAGCAAAAAGCCCTTTTAGGCGACCAGATCACCGCGCAGGAACAGCTTAACAAGCGGATGGACACCGCAACGAAATACACCAACCAGATGTCGGCGAAGCAGTCGGCCTTAACCGATTCTGCGACATTAAGCGACCGCGCCGCCGGGCGTAACCTTGCGTATGCACAACTCAAGAGCGGATGGGAAAATGCCGGGGGCAAGACGACTGACGTCGATTATCAGCGTGAACTCGCCGCATTGAATCAGTATTACGCTGCTGAGGACAGTCTTCGCGGTGACTGGCTCAGCGGGGCTAAAAAAGGGTTTGCCGAGTATCTGGATTCAGCAACAAACGTGTATTCCGCCATGCAGAACGCCGCATCCAGTGCTCTTGGCGGCATGAGCGATATGCTGACTGATCTGGTGACTACCGGGAAGACTTCCTTCAAAAGTTTCACTGTTTCCATCCTCAAATCGATTATTCAAATCACCAATCAGTTGCTGGTGGCGTATGCCATTCAGAAAGCCATGGGATGGGTTGCAGGTTCATTCGATGGTCCGCAGGGCGGTGGCATTGGCAGCCGCAGTTTTGTTGGCCCGGTACAGGCCTGGAAGGGTGGCTATATCCCTGAATATGATGGCGGCGGTTATACCGGACCCGGCAGTAAATTCGAGCCAAAAGGGATTGTTCATGGCGGCGAATTTGTCTTCACCAAAGAATCGACAGCGCGCCTCGGCGTGGGAAACCTTTATCGCCTGATGCGAGGATACGCAACCGGAGGGCTGGTGGGTGCCGGTAATGTTTCGGTACCGACTATGGGAGGGATCAGTGTTTATGCCCCGGTCAGTATCAGCCAGCAAAGCGGTGGCGGCGAAGTCAGCCAGGCGAACACCGCCGACACGGCACGACTGGTCCAGGGCGTTGTGCAGCAGAGCATCACTGATCGCCTGAAAAAGGAGATGAGTCCGGGTGGAATACTTTACTCCAGGGGGTAAGCGGTGACAGATACATTTACCTGGCGTACGCGCAAGACGGCACAGGGAACTGAAAGCGTCCGAACACTCCAGGCACAGTTTGGTGACGGATATAAACAGGTCAGCGGAACGGGGATTAATGACAAGTCCGAAACATGGGATCTTGACTGGACGGGAAAACGAAGCGATGCCGCAGTACTGCGTGCGTTTCTTCTTTCTCACGTCACCACGTCTTTCTGGTGGACCAACCCCTGGGGAGAGAAAAAGCTCTACCGGGTGAAGGCTGATTCATTCAGCGTCTCATTCCCTTCCGGAACAAAAGCGACGGTAGCATTCAAGTTTGAGCAGGCATTTGCGCCCTGATCTTTTCGTCCCCAATTAACTGCTGCCTCAGGGCAGCTTTTTTTTATGGTGAATTTATGAGCTTTACCAGCGACATACAACAACTCGAGCCCGGTAATCTTATCCAGCTTATTGAGATTGACGGGACAGGTTTTGGCATGGAAAACGTGCTGCGCTTTCACGCTCACAATATCCAGGAAGAAGGCTGGACATCATTTGCTGGTGAAAATCTGCCGGCAATTATCTGGCAGGGAAATCAGTACGATCCTTATCCCTATGAGCTGAAAGGGGTGGAGCTTTCCAGCGCCGGTTCGCAACCGACACCCACACTCTCTGTCGGGAATGTCGGTAACTACGTGACAGCGCTATGCCTTGAATATGATGACCTGGTTAAGGCCAGGGTTAAAATCCACACCACGCTGGTTAAATACCTCGATGCGGCTAACTGGATTTCCGGGAATCCTGCCGCTAACCCGAACGAAGAGCGGGTACAGGTATTTTATGTTAATGCCAAAAAAGCCGAGACCCGGATTCAGGTTGATTTTGAGTTGTGCTCTCCCTTCGATATACAGAGCCTGCAGTTACCCTCGCGACAGATAACCCCTGTCTGTACCTGGTGCCTCCGGGGGCTTTACCGGAGTGGAACGGGGTGTGATTACGCCGGAACGCTGTATTTTCTGAAAGACGGCACCCCGACAACCAATCCCGCGCTGGATGTCTGTGGAGGACGACTCCCTGACTGTGAGGCACGTCATGGCCCCGGAAATCCTCTGCCGTTTGGCGGGTTTCCGGCGGCAAACCTGCAGGGTAAATAATATGCGCGAAAAACTTATAGCGGCCATTCGCGAACATGCCGCTGCGGAATATCCCCGTGAATGCTGTGGTGTCGTCGTTCAGGCCGGACGAAAACAACGTTATATTCGTTGCGAAAATATCTCTGATAAACCAGAAGAACATTTCACCCTCTCGCCAGCCGATTATTTAAATGCCGAAAAGCAGGGTGAGATTATTATGGTTGTTCATTCGCACCCGGATGTGGCTCAGTTAATACCTTCAGAGACTGACCGTATTCACTGTGATCACTCGGGGCTGGAATGGGGCATTATTTCATGGCCGGAGGGTGACTGGTGTACGTTTTCGCCGCGCGAAAATCGTGATTACACGGGACGACCCTGGGTACTCGGTCATGCGGATTGCTGGGCGCTAATCCGTGAATACTATCGTCGCGAGTTTAATCTTTCTCTCGGTGATTACTCTGTCCCGCGTGAGTGGTGGAATAACGGCGAAAACCTGTACGATGATAACTGGCAGTCAGAAGGCTTTATTCAGGTTGAATTAAATCAGATGCAACCCGGCGACATTATTATGATGCAGCTCAGCGCCCCCGTAACCAACCATGCCGCCATCTGGCTAGGTAACAATATTATTCTTCATCATTCTTCCGGCAATCTTTCTGCCCGCGTTCCCTACGGCCAGTATTATCGTGAGCGTACAGTCAGAATTGTCAGGCATAAGGAACTCATGACATGCTGAAAACGCTGACGCTTAAAGGTGTGGCCGCAAAGAAATTTGGCAGGGTTCATCGCTTTCACGTTGCTGACATTCGCGAAATGCTTCGGGCAATGTGTTCACAGGTGCCGGGTTTCAAAAAATACATGTCCAATGCGCATCACAGCGGCGTGCGCTTCGCCTTTTTCCGGGATGGTGAAAATATTGGGGTGGAAGAGTTTGAACTCACGTCCACGGCCAGCGATTTTACCATGATGCCTGTTATTGAAGGTGCCAAGCAGGGTGGGGTTCTCCAGGTCGTTATCGGCGCGGTGGCGCTGGTCGCTGCTTTTTTCACTGCCGGGGCTTCTTTTTCTGCATGGGCGGGTGCGGCTGGAATGAGTGCAGCCGCTATCGCAGGAACGACAACTGCGTTAACCGGACTTGGATTATCTATGATGCTGGGCGGCGTGGTGCAGATGCTGACACCCCAACCAAAAATTAATGTCGGTGCCAGCAGTAGTACAGACAATAAACCCAATTACGCCTTCGGTGCACCTGTGAATACGGTGGCGATGGGTTACCCGGTTCCGCTGCTCTATGGGCAACGTGAAATTG